TCATTCATTGATAGCAGATTTTTTTTGTTGTTCTTCTGCTTGCATCCAATACATATCTAGCAATTTTTCCTTGTCTTTTACTTTACTAGATTTTCTAACACCCTCACTATACTCGCCTTGTTTGTTTAACCAGTCACCAAAGGAAACAATTTGTTTATCTAAATAACGCTGATTATCTATTTTTCGTTGGTGTTTTTTCTGCATTTTATTTAAACCTTTTTCAACAGCCAAGTCTATGAAACTATCAAACCCTGCTGGGTTATACTCTTTTAACATAGCTAAAGTAATTGCGACTTGTTTGTAAACCCATTCTTTTGATTCATCTAATGTTTTCTCCGGTTTATGTTTAGTAAGAGAAAGAGTTTTAGTATTATTTAAAAAATCTCGCCACCATCTCGCATGATTCTTTATATCATCTGCTAAACGAGACCTATTTGTGTAACCTTCTACTTTATTTAAAAATTTAGTAACTACAGATGGTTTCAAGAATTTAATGTGACTATTTAGAAATGCTGTAATATGAGCGCCTATCTCTCCATCGTTTTCTAATAGATGTACGATAAAAGCATCGGCATACTCATACTTAAATCTCACTTCTGTTCGTACCCAAGTTTCATGAACAACCTCTATATTTTTAGATTGTCTTTCTAATTTTTTATCATAAACATTCAAAAAATAACGACTAGTGGAAGAACCAAGATAAAAATTATTCATATGTACTTCATCCAATCCAGTAGCAATTTTCCCTCTCCTATGGTCTCCCCAATCTCTAAGTCTAGTTACACATTGTTTGTTATAGACTGCATTGCGGAACTGGTCAACAGAGAAAATGTTGTTAAAATCATCTAACGCAATATCTAAACGTGTATATACTGCATCCACATTCGCTAAAACTCCAAATAATGTTACAAAATCGAAACAGCTCGCTATTTCGAATTGCCGACAGGCTTGTCCACTCATATTGATAAACCAATTATCAGAACCGTCATTGAGATCGTGATAATACATAATCTCAATTAAACCAATTTTGTAAGTAATATCATAGCCAGCAAACTCATAACGTGCCCCTTCTATAACTTCCAAAGTAGTCAAATCAGAAATGCCGATAAGGTTGAATATTTTTTGCAAGTCACCTGCAAATCTAAAACTACAGGAAACCCAGTCTACACAAGCGCTCACCGAGTTTTTCCGTGTATTTGGTGCTGGGGTAGTACTATCCCCAGCACCTACATATTTTTCTGTAGAAACTAGTGTGTCTTTTTCCATAAATTCACCTACTTTTTATTTAGATAATTCATTTATTGCTTTTTATCCAAGTTACCAAATAGAACCTCTATTTGAAGGCTTCGAATTTCTTCATTGTCCAACACATAATTCGCATAATAAGCGACAGCTTGTTTAATTAAATCAGTATGGGTAATTTTTTTATCATCTTCATTTTTAACTTTTGTTTGCATTGCATCTAAATAAGCTAGAGATATTTTGTCCATACGATAATTGCGTGGTACAGTTTCATTAAGGTGTTTCATAATTAACACATCCTCATTTTTCTAATTAAGTTAATTATATCCTTAATAATACATCTTGTAAATACAATTTTGTAAATACAACTAGTAAACATTTTAACGTGAATACACAATTAAAAAAACATAAATTTTCATGAATACTTTTTTCAAAACAGTATCTTTCAAAAACACTCTCAAACCCTACAGCCTCTAAGTGCGAACCCCTACTATACGTGCGGTAATAATCACGTATAGTATCAAGAAAAGAAGAAACTCGCTTCGCTCATTTCAAAAAACAAACCCAAAACCCCTAAAAAAAGTGAGTAGCTACACACCACTCACAAACCACAAAACTATGCAAGCTAATCCAGTGGCAAACAATAAATTAAATGTTAGCGTAGACAAGAAACTTCTTAAAATTCTCTTTAACCCTCTAGGTAATACTGGAATACTATTTACTATTTGATAGATTAATTCTCTCCGAGCCGCCTTTTTCAATCGGCGCATTTTCCTTGCTTTCATACTCATGCCGCCAACAGCTCCTTACAACGCAAGTGCAAATCCTTCATAATCTGCAACATCTCAACATCCATTTCATCTTTTAAGCCTATTTCGTCCAATTTAATCGTGTAACTTCTCAAAATTTCGCATAGTAAATCTAAATCAAACTTATTAAGATGTAACTCATTAGCCTCATTTTGACTTTCTAGGGCTTTTTTAACAGAATCTAATATATAATCATAACTTTTATACAAATCGTCTCTACGAGCCTTAAAACGGCTTTTAAAAAGGTTTCTATACGACTTACGCATGATAGACAAATTCAAAGATAACGTTGCACTTTCTTTTTGATTGATTAGTAGAATCACAAACGTTCCCCCCTCACTTCTTCTATATAGAGCAATAGCTTTTCTTTTTCTCCTTCTGTTAGTTCATTTTCACGAACAAAATAGAACGATTTACGCCCAACTCTTATGCGTCTTTCTTGCCCGAATCCATTACGTCTACGCCAATGCATGACTGGCGCAGGTAGCAATATAAAACCATTCGCATGGGCGTATTCTTCTATTGATAAAACACTTCGATAAAATTCATGTATCTGTGTCTTTTTAATAAAAGCAATAAAGCTTTGGTCGTCATTGCGAATCATGTTCGGATAGAGATATGCAAACGGTCTAGGGTCTTTCTCTTTCAAGTCTGGTGGTACAATGCTGCACTCCATCAAATCCATAAAATTTTCATCCTTTCATAATTCTTCCCATCTTCTTTCTGTGTATCATTTCTAACGTGTCCCAGAACTCTTTAGCTTGTTTTTCGTTATTAGGAAGTGGTACAGAACGAACAAAAGAATATGTATCATAGAGGTCTAATTTGAATACTCGTTCTACTTTCCATTTTGGAAGAAAGACTTTTCTCAAAAACTCTTTCGTCTGAAAATCATAAAAGAACAAATGGAATCCTTTGCTATCTTTTCTCACTTTAATATTTATTTCGATAACGTTTCGAATTCGGCTATCTATCATCCCAATGTTAGGCATTGCATACATCTGAATGCATCTCAATTTCCTGCCGTACATAGCGATCTCTGTTGAAATCTTATTTTCGAATTTGCTCCATCCTCGGTTATCAAAATTCACCTGTGCTTCATCCCAACAAATAATGCTAGTATCAGCTTCGGCAACTTTATACCAATCCGTGTAATCTATCATTTGTGTGCTATCTTTCAATTCATAGTTACTAAATAATTCAACGTTTACCCCCTTCTTCATTGCTTCTTCTCGCCAAAAATGCGCTAGAAGAGACATAAGAAACGTTTTACCTGCTCCTAAACCACCTTCAATTGCTACATGATGCATTTTTATTCCCTCCCTGTATTAACTTGCTTGCCAGACGGTGCGAAAACGACAGGCTTTGGCGGCTTTGGAATCAATTCTTCGATTGTATCTAAGTAAAATGCAGGATTTGCTACAGCCGTTTTGTAATCGTTCATGATAGCTTTAACAAGCTTTGCATATGGGTTTCCATTAGGATGTATCAGCTTGTTTTCTCCAAGCTGATTTAAAAGAATAACCGCTCTTAATTGTTCTTGACTAATATTTTGGGCAAGTCCTTGCATTAACTCTAAGACCTGCTTAACATCACTTACATGTTGTACCTCTGGAAATAGGTTGTCACCTATAACACCTTGCAAAGTGTTAGCATTTTTCAATGTTTGCTTTTGAATGTCTATCATCCTCTGTCACCTCGCTTTTTCTCCATAAATTCAAGTAACTCCGAATTAAAAAGTCCATTACTGGTCTTACAAAGAAATCAACAAACCATAAAATTAAAATTAAATAAGTAATCCAAACCACTTCATTATTGAAGTCGAACAATCCCTCATTCGCCATCATATTAACGCCCATTTTTTCTGTTGCTTTTACAACAACAACAACTCCTATACATGCCGACAACACAGCGCAAAAAAGCATCCCTAAACCTTTTGAAATATCTACAAAAGTACTTTTAAGAGCATCTATCCAATTCATACAATCCCCTCCTTAAAATGCAGCCGCAATGATTGCTACAAATAGCAATCCTGCAATTGCCCAAAATTTCATATCTAAATTCGGATTTTCCTTCGGTTCTGGCTTGTAATTCGTGATACTCTGCAACACAATACTTTGTTCTAATTTTGCTAACGTTTCTACATGTTGGACTGCCGCCGCAGGTGCTTGATACATGTAAACACGCCCCTCTGCACTTGTAGCAACATTACACAGCTTTTTAGGCACTACAGCACGTCCTGCAACTATAATAGATTCGTCATTTACTTCCGTAATATAATGAACGTCACAACTAAGGTTTTCTTCATTCCAGATAATCAATCGGTCGTCTAAGTCCAAGAAATTTTCTTCTTCTTTTTTATTGCGATTAAACATGTGTCATAACCCCTTTACGCCCTGTTTTACGCCCTTTGCGCTCTGTTTTATTCTTGCTACGGTTATACAGCTTATAACCAACGATTACAGCCGTCAGCAAGCCCATTCCTGCTGATAGAGCGACAAAATACATATAAAATATTGCCAACACTAATGTTTCTCCAAATTGGTCTGTCATTTCTTTTCCCTCCACACAATTTCATCTGCTATCACGAAAACCAATATCCCTACAAGTACAAAAGTTATAACAATTTCCAAAGCATCCATTCGACCACCCCTTCAAGACCTCGCCTTTTGAAAAAGGCAATCCCAAAACTTTTATAATTAACCCCCAACCCCCAAAATTGGGGGCTACGCCTGCGCTAGGCAAGCCTTTCAACGTGAAGGTTGAAAGGGATTCGAGAGCTTGTAAAGAATGTCCTGCCGACAAGCTATTTAGGCTCCTTATCCTCCCTCACTACGTTCAGTCCGGTACCGCCTAAATGGCTTGCAACAGCAATGTTATGTTTCTCTCTAGCCACGAAAGACATCATTTCTTCTAGCACAAATAGCGAGAAACTCGCCCATGCTAATATCATCAAAACAAAGAATAAAACTATGGACGTTAAATCCACTGTATTCCCCTCCGTTTGTCAAAATTTAATAGAATAAATTAAATACAGTTCATAAACAATGCCCGAAACCATTCCTAGTACTAGAATCACTTTTAGCGTTAATGAAATATTCCTCGCCATATTCATTGCATTCCCCTCCGTTTGTTAAAATTCTTGCAAAAACATGCCCACGTGCTCCAGGTATTCAGCAAATTTCTACCACCATTGAACTCCTGCTTTTACGCTGTAATACAATCTCATGAGCACTCTAAACATCACAAGGGATGCTAACAGCACCGTTACGAGCAATAAAGAAGAGAGTACCAATTGCCATGAGCTTGGTAAATCTCTGAAGATAGACATATAACTGCTGAAATCTAAGCCCTGCCTAGTAATTACATTCGCACTCTGTAACTTCTCCCTTGCTAAATCTAAGAAGGACATGGGGACTCTGAATATCTTGTCTACAAATGTTTTTATTGCATCAAATACACCCACTTAGTCACCTACCCCTCGAAGTGAACCAAACACACGAATTACACCAAACGCACCAAACAACCAGATACCGAACAGCAAGATATAAGCAAGGACATCCAGCTGGAGAACATCTAAGCTACTAGCAACTCTCCCCATCATGGCACTATAGCCATGCCCTGAAGATGTGGATGGAACAAAGAAAATACTTTGAAACGTGTTTGTCAGACCAACAATGAAAGACCATATCAACTTGGCTACTTCCCAGAGAATTAAAAACAGTTTGGCTGCGCAAACACCAATCATATACAACAGGTAAAGTAGTCCTTTTATCAACTCGTATATGACCATAAAAAACGATACAAGCACATCTATTAACCCTTGAAATAGCCTTGCTAGTAATTGCCCTAACCACTTGAAACAGTCGAATAGAAAGTCCATGAGTGACTGAAAGCCATCTTTTATAAGTCCGCCCAACTTCAATAAAAAATCTATTAAAAAATCAAATAACTTACTGAAAATATTACCTATCATTTAATCACCCCGTCCGTCGGGCTTTTGACTTTCCACCATTGAGGGAGTTACGGACCAAATCAACAATTCGATCCGCAACAGAAAAAATAGAAACGATAAAAATTAATGGTGCTAGATATGGGAATATGTCAGTAAATACTTTATTAAACACCACATCTATCATTCTGAAACTCTCCTTTTCATGTATATATCTCCATTGCCATTTCTTTTGGCCATTGCGGTGCGTAGCATCTTTATGAACTTTGGCACTATCTCAAACGCCATAGCCAATAAAAGAAACCCACCTATTAAAAGTAGAAGTGCCATAACAACATCCACTAAATTTTTAGGGTTAATTATGTCTGCTACTGCTCCGCCCCCTATAATTTCACCAATACCACCACTTCCAGTCCCTTCGCCTGCCCCGGGCGTTGATATTTCACCTTCGTTGCCATCATCATCAATTGGGATTAACTTCACGTCTGGCAAGCCGATTAAATCAAATTTCATTTTGTCTTTTGGTATCGTGATTTTCTTATCTGACGCTGATACAACCGCATAGTCTTTCCCACCAACAAGCACTTTAATTTTCCCTGTCGTTGGTTTTTCCCATGTGATTATGTAATCACCATTTTCGTCTATATTTGTGCCTCCACCACTCACGCTTACTTTTGGCGTTTTCACACTTACCGTAGAACCTGACGTTTCTTCGTCATACACACTCGCTACCCTGTACGTATAATTCGTATCTGGCTCAACAGTAAGGTCTTTAAATTGCGTTCCGTTCGTTTCAAATAGTGGTGTTTCATTACTTTTGAACAACCTAGCAAACAATTTGACATCATTGTTTTTTCTATAGATAACAACATTTTTAAAGCCTTGAGCATTGGGTAGTGACCACGTTAATTCGACTTGGTCATATTTAGCATTAGCCTTTAAATTTGTGACGTCTTGCGTTATCAATGTTATTGTTCCTGTTACTGACGTTGATTTATTAGCGCTTGCATCATAAGCGCTTATTTCGTATTTGTACTCTTGGTTATAATTAAGTTTTTTATCTACATAACTAGATTCTTTGTATTGATTTGCTATGGTGTATCCGTCTCGGTTGATTACAACATATTCAAAATCATCATCTGTTGGAAAATCATAAGATAGCTCTACATCTTGACCATTTTGTTTAATCTTTAAATTTTTTATTGGACTAGGAGGTGTTTTATCTTCCAAAGTACGGACTTTATAAACTGTATTAATTTCCGTTCCATCCGAATAAACGGTTGCAATGTTATATTCATAATCTTTGTTAGACTCTAATTTATCTTGCTTGTACTGTGTAACTTTACCAATAGATTTCCCATTCACTTTTACGTCCGTTAATTTCTTATGAGCAGGTAAATCCCAATTTATTGTTATGCTTTTCTCTCTGGCTGTTGACGATAGATTAAATACAGGTAAATACACTTCTGCTAAATTAATATCAAATTCATAAATATCACTAATCCAATAACCACCATTTGTCCTTAAAATTATTTTCTTTACATTCAACAGATTGACTGTTTTAACTACTTCTACAGGTTTAGATGCATCCCTAAGTTCAAAATTTTGAACTGATTTCAAAAGTTTGCCTTGCTTATCATAAAAATCAACAACGTTTACATTAGAACTCTTACCGTTAATGTAAAAAGACTCTATATTTTTCTCCTCATTTAATTCAATGACAATATTCCCACCTTCTGCTATACGTGCATAAGTAGTCGTATCATTGTCAAATGCAGCATTAACGTTTGTTGTTTTAGTTTGAGTTGCTGTAAATTCTTTATCATCTAAAAAACCCTCGTAAGGTGGTATATACATAAACGCTTTAGGCGCACTTTCTAAAATAATCATTTCATCTGGATTGGAGTATATATCAATGACATCACCAGAATCCTCCGCATGAGCAGTTGAAACCCCCATTAAGAACAAAAATGCAAATAAAAATAACTTCTTCATAGTTACCTCCCTTCTTACCTAGGAATAGGATGTTTAATCTTACCTTCTGGGTTGTCTGGTGGTTTTACAGTACCTTCTGGATTTTTTGGTCTTTCTATTTCGGCATTCTCTCCGCTCGGTTTAGGTCTACCCTCGGTTGGTGTCCCACTGCCATTCGGATGTGGCAAGACCTCCATTTCCTTTGGTCGAGGCGCTGTACTACCGTCTTGTGGCAATGTGGTCATAGGGTCTACTATGTCAAATCCACCAGTCGGGTCTTCTCTAACAGGTATCTCTGGCGCACTATTTTTTATATCATTAGCATCAAATGTGGTATTCCCTATACCATCCTCACCTGTTGGCTTAACTGGATTCCTTTGGTCTACATCATTCAAGATGTCAAAGATATTAGGCATACTCGGTCTTTCTAATTCTGGTATAGGAGGTGCTTCAACATCTCCAACCGCAAATTCTGCTATATCACGAAGTGTCCCAAGATATTCTTCCCACCCTGGGCATTCAAAGATTTTACACAGGTTGCAACCTTCTCCACCTTCTTCTCCACCACCATCTCCATCTCCATCATTACCTCCATCAATATCTCCACCACTACCAATTGAATATGAATCTTCATTAATCGCTAATTTCTCGTAGCTTGCTAATTCAAGTGGGTAGTCTCCAGAACTCCCTACGTATTCAAATTTCGTTGACTCACATTTCCCAGTCGTAGCATTGTATTTAGCTTCTGCACTACAGTAAGTACTTGCAATATCTTTCGGTGGGTCTCCGCATATCCACGTATTACGGTCGTGGTCGTACCAAACTTTCCAATCCGCCGGACAACATAAACTGCCCCCTACCAATTGCCAATTCGACGTTTCCCCAGCTTCTCGACATTTTTGATTAGCTTCACTTACTGGTGCACTATAATTCGCTGATTTTTTAGGTTCACTTGTTACTTTATTCACTTTTACATCAACACTCGGTACTGGATGAATAGGTTTAGGTACAGGCGGTGTAGGTGTATTGGTTGGCTCTGTTATTGAAGCACATCCACTTCCACTAGCATCTGCTTTCGATACATACGTTTGTACATAACCAATCAAATTCATTCCCTCACGATCAGAGTAAAGACGTGTCGTGTAATAACCTTGGCATTTATACGCAAAACCTGTGACTCTCGTTTTAGACTTAACAAATGCTATATCTACTGGAGTGGCAAAGTCAGGCTTAACATACTTAGCGTGTTTCACTGACAATGCAGTAGGAGCAACAGCAAAATACAATTCTCCATTTTGAACTTTTGGCGCACCGACTATGCTTGTTGTATTTTTATAGACTTGTGCCGCATTTGCACTCGGTACAAATACAGCTAAACAGACAAAGAAAAATAACAGCAAATGCACTATTTTATTCATGTTCAACCCTCCATTTCAAAGAAAAAAGCAGTCGGCAGAAACATCTACCAACTGCCACAAGGGTGTAATATTATGCTTTACGTGCCGCACGGAAACTGTTTCGAATCAGTGCAATAAATTTAGGCACAACGTCAAATGCCATTGATAATAGTACGAATGCTGCCACTAATCCTAGTAGTGACATACCTGCCGCTAACATATCCCCTGCTGTGAATGGTAAAGAAACTTTTGATAAATCTAATGTCATAATAAATTCCTCCAATTTTTTTAATAATATTTCATGTCAACATCATCATCATCATTGCGCCTTTTCTCATCTTTAGTACCTTTTTTAAATGCATTAACTACTAGTTCAAGCACCATAGCTACCAGATAAAGGGCCACCATAATCATTACGATAGGCGCAACGTATTTGAGTAATGCACCGACATAACTCCAAAATGCATCCATTCTTTCTGGCGTCAAAAACGTTCCCATTTGCGGTATTCGATACATTAATTCCTCACCGCTTTCACAACAGCAGTAACAACCATAATGAGTAACGCCCCAACAGCTAGAATGGCAATGAGAATCATTAGAAACGGCGCAACAATTTTAAGAATGTAGGCGAAAGTATCCCACAAAAGGTCCCAATCCCAAACGTTACCAATGTCGAACAATCAATCTCGCTCCCTCCATTTCATAAAATCAGTGCTAATTATCAATAGAGTTACTAGCACCATCACCGTTACAATGAAAATCATTATTTCTTGATTCCCGAAAACAGTTTGCAACACTGTACCCATCAGCGTACGATTATCCGACACTACTTCAACCATTTGACCATCAATATAGTTTGTAATGTCGGTAGGTGTTTCGGTTGGCTTTATTTCTTCTTCCAT